TATCTTTGGCATCTCTGTAAATTCACATCATGTGGCAAGAACTCAAAATCAGATGCAGTTGTTCCAGCTTCTAATTGTACGCCTGTGATTTGAACAAAATCATTTGCACTAGCTAAAGCATTTACTTGACCAACTGCTCTGTTTGCAGTTGTAACTGATGACCAAGAAGTAGATAAAGTGCCAGAAGTAAAGTTACTTCCAGCAGTAAGAAATAAACTTACACTCATACTATCTCCATTGTCATTACCAAAAGCACCAGTAGTATCTCCAGCAAAAGTAATTGTTTTGTATTCCCAAGTTGATGCTGATGAAACTGTGTAAGATTTAGAAATTTGTCTAGTATTATCTAAATCATAAAGTTCAGCAATATAAGTTCCTGTAACTGTAGCTTTTATCCAGAAAGATAATGTTAAACTTTCAGCAGATGAAGTTCCTTTTTTTAAATATTGTAAATTCTGACCTTCAAATATTTGTTGTATTCTATTTGTATCACTAGCACCTGGATTAGCACCTGAGCTACCTTCTAAAACTTTAAATGATTTTACAAAACCAGAACCACTTGGTGCATCAGTTTCTTGTGATACATTTAATTGTCCAGCACCTCTTAGTATTTTAAATCTATCTACTGTATCATAACCAGTAGAAACATTAGAAGCAGAAGTTCCTCTTTGTGCTAAATCCATTCCGCCATTAATTATTATATTTCTAAAGTTGATATTGTTATCAAGTTTCGATTGAGGTACATCCTCGATCATGTTTGTTGTATCTATTCTACTTAATGCCATAATTAACTTCCTATCCTGTATCCACCGAAGTATGTTATTGGATATGAATCACCTACAGCAACCCCATCTCCAGATGTATCATTACAAAGACCAAAAAATTCAAAGTAATCAGATGAACCATTTGCTTCTAAAATAATCATATTACCAGCAGAGATGTTTGCGGCCTCTGCAGAAATATGAGTATGTAATTGTAATTGAGCTGCTATTGATCCATTTTTATAAATAGAACCTGATGTAGAAGCATTGTTATCATCTCCAGCACTTGTTCTTACATTTGCATAAAAACAATATTTACCAGCAACTGTTGGAGTAAATCTATAGTTAGTAGAGTTATCGTAGCAATTGTCAGTATCAAAACTTTCAGTATTAGCTTGAATTTTTACTTGTGTATTATCTGATAATGTTTGATTAGAACTTACAAATGCTTGAAAAGCAGGTTTCATAATATTCTGCGTAGTAAGATTACCCGCACCATCAGATCCGATAATGCTGTTACCGCCAAAGTCCTGTAGTTGATTTGCTTTTATAATTGATGCCATAATTTTCCTATTCTATAATTTTGTATGCTCCGAAAAAAGTTCTGTCATCTCCAGTATCTATACCTACATCTCCACCAGTATATGTTTGTATGTTTGCATAAAGTTGAACATAGTCTGAACTGCCATTTAAAGTTAATACTGATGAAATTGGTACACTCATTCTTCTAGATACAGTACCTGAATTTGATTCCAGCATCATATCTGCAAATCTATAAGCTGAACCATTTAAATAAATTATTGTTTGTGATTTATATAAATTTCCATTATTAACTTGTGATTGACCAGCTATAGAACCATATATAAAATATTTACCAGCTACTTGAGGTGTAAATTTTCCAGTAGAAGTATTGTAAGCACTAGCTGTATCAAACTTTTCAACATCAAATGTTACTAATGTACTAACATCATTAGATGGAGTTGCATCATTATCAAGATATGCTTCAAAAGCTGGGGTGTTAGTTCCACCAAAACCTGTCTGCGTTCCGTTATTTGTAATTGTTACACCTGAAGGTACCGTAAACGTATCCCCAGAACTACCCAGAGTTACTGTGCCGTTGTCCGCGATTGGTTCTATATTTGTTGTTTTAATTGTTCCCATTATGATCCTATTCTATAATTTTGTATCCACCAAAACATCCAGAAACTGATGGAGATGAAGCATTTGAGTAATGAAAAATTTCTAAATAATCTCCAGAACCATTAAATTCAATTACTCCAACTAAGTATAAAGCTGTAATTATATCTAAATTATCATTGGTATAAAAATTACTCCAATTAGAAGCTTTGTATGTTGAAGCTATACTGCTTCCATTTTTGCGAAATTCTGTTGAGTTTTGACGACCACCAACTGAGCCTGTCCAACTACTATCTATTGCTGAATAACAAAAATATTTACCAGCAGTTGTTGGTGTAAATCTACTTGATGCAAAATTACTTCCTACATCAAAAGTTTCAGTTCCAAAATTAATTTTAGTTGATGTAGCTGAACTAAGAGCTTGACCACTTGATGATACTGCATGAAAAGCTGGAGTATTAATTCCACCAAATCCTGTTTGTGTACCATTATTAGTTATAGTCGCTCCACTTGGAATAGTAATTGTGTCTCCAGAACTACCTATCTCTAAACTAGTTCCTGATTGTGGGTCTACTTTATCTACAAATAATGTTGCCATATTATACTACCGTTAATGTTCCTTGTACTGTTACCGTTGCTGTAAATGATACTGGACCACATAACATCATGTTGTCCGTTGCAGGAACTGTAATTGTTTCTGAAACTGTTGCTAGGTTTTTATATCCACCATTGATTGCAGAAATCATTCCTGCTTGAATACTGTTTTCTCCAGGGTTAATGCTACCCGTAGACTTACCTTGAAAGACTACATAGATGTTTGCTGTGCCTGATGGTGGGGCTTCTGTGAAAGCTAAAGTTGTACCACCTGATATTGAGTAAGCGGAAAACGGATCTTGTCTAACGTTTCCAACATATACTTCTGCTTCTGCAGTATTTGAAACACTTTGACTTAATGTAAAATTGACCGTGGATCCATCACCATTGAACTGTTGAGAGTTCATGGTATTTAAATTTTGTTTTGGCGCGTTTCCTAAATACGACATGATTCTCCCTATGTACTGATTGCGTCAACTGCACCTACCACTGTATCCAAAGAACTAGCTGTATCTGATTGAACATACAGTTGGTCTCCAGAAGCAAGTACAATCTTACTTCCTCCGTCAATAAGCTCTAGTGAGCCGCCACTGACAATCGGCGCATTTTTGATTAAATAATAATTTGCTGAGGATCTTCTAAGATAAACATCTACATTAATAGTTGATGTAGTTACGTTAGCCATTCTAATACTAATTAAAGTATCAAAACTATCTGCAGCCCCACCTAAAGCATCTACTGCTGACGTTCCTGTATTTCTTGTTAGGTAGTTTCTAAAGTTTTGTGCCATAATTTATTCCTTATACTATAACGCGATTGCCATTGCAACGGCAAAACCCGCTGAAGCTCCCGCTGATCCACTTGATGCTGCAGTAACTCTACCTTTTGCATCTACTGTAATTGATGAATTTGTATAGCTAGCTGCTGATACTCCAGAGTTAGCTAGTGTTAATGCTCCGCCAGATGCGATTGTTGCATCACCTGACATTGCAGATTCTTGATAACTTGTACCATCTCCTATAAGTATTTTACCTGATGTTACATCAGGCATTATTAATTGAGACCCTACTGTTAAATTTCCATTTACATAATTAGATATAGTATTTGCAAAGTTACCCATTAATGAGTGACTTGAACATTGGTAATATAAAACATTTGGTGTGTTCACATCAACTGCTATTTGTGTATACGCACCAGATGATCCTGGTGTACCATTAGTAGTTACTCCTGTTGTGTAAGCCGTAGATTTATCTGCTTCTAAATAAAATAGTAAAGGGTGACCACTGTTTGTAGAATCTGATTGATCAAATCTATAGTAATACTTGTATGATGAATCCGCACCTGAAAATGTAATCGCAGGTGATTCTAATCCATCAAAGAAATATGCACTTGAAGATCCTTGACCTGAATATGGATGTGCTGTTGTTTTAGTACCAACTTTAACTGTAATTATTTTTGGCGCTGATGAAGAACCATACTCTTCTGGTTTAGGTAAACTAATCTTTGCACCAGGCACTGTACAAAATACTTCTGTTGCACCTGCAAAGTTTACAAGAGCATCACTATTAGAACTGGAGATAACATTAGTTCTAGCAAGTGTACTTGCTCCGCCATTTAAAGTTCCAAAACCAACTTCAAAGTTATTTGTTCCTGTTTCAAAGATACAGTAATAAGTGGTATTGCCTCCACCGATACCAGAAGAAAAAGATTCAAAACCTGAAACTGCTCCACCTAGTGTAAACGTTCCTGTTCCAGTTGTTGCACTGGATTCTTTTACCCTATCGTTTAGTTTAAACGCCATTTAAAATCCTACGATGTTAAACTAATAATTGCATTACTAGCAGTAGAAGGATCAGGAAACGAAATAGTGAAGTCACCATTCGTTGCTGTCTTCGTTCCACCAAAATCTAAAACCACACACAACTTATCGCCTTGATCATCATTGTAAATTGCTGCAAAAGCTGCAGAAAAAGTTGCACTTGACCATGTTACATCCGCAAAGTCTACAGATGTAGTTGCAGTTGTAGCTACAACTGCTTGACTAGCTAAAGTTTTTCTAACATAGTTTGAACTACCTGCTGAAGAAACTTCGTTGGTAGTTAAAGCAACTGTGCTAGATGTTGAGTAAGGATTAGATGTGTACAATGCTATTTTAAAAGCGTCTCCGCCATTCGCAAAATTATGCGTTCCTGACATCAATTCACCTTTAAAAGAAAACGGTACTACATTTGCCATAATATATTATCTCCTTATTTACGGTGATGGCGATTTTATTTGTGAACGAATAGCGCCATCTTGCCATTCATCTCTACGTCTTCTACCTTCTTGTTCAATAGAATAAGATTTTGCAGCCTTTTGATATGACTGTTCGTAGTATTGTAACATATCTACGGGTCCTTTCAAGTACCCATATGCTTCTACCAAACATGCATACAAAAGTAAATCCTGATATTTGTTGGATACATAAGTACCATTTGTAGCCGCTGGAGCTGCAGATGGATTCGTTGTATCAGTAATACTAATTGGTTGTTTTGTATAAGCTAGTGTAATTTCAAACGTAGCATTTGGTGTAGGTGCTACCACCCAAAAGTTAGCATCCCAGTTACCGTAATATTTTGGAAGTCCTGAAGAAGTTCCAGGAGTATTATAGTACTCAGCCATAAAACTTGTGTCTCTTTTATCTAAAAATACCTGGTCTCCAGAGCTGTCTTTCAATTGAACATACCTAATAAATCTTAAATCAGAGGGAATAGTTACATATCTATTTCCTGAAACTAAGTTAGATGTAGCGTAGAATCTATTATCGTCTGTATCTACTTCTCTATAAATTCTGTTTTCAGCATTTTTAATTATTGTGTTTAAAACTCCTGTAGATAAAACTCCGTCGTCTACCTCAGTATAATTTCTAATATCATCTTGTAAGTTTGCTAATGTGTATGCCATTATGGTGATAGTGTAACCGGACCAGCCGATATACTTCCTCCTCCTATTTTTGCAGTTGCAGTTGCTGTACCTGAAGCTGTAAATGTATAGTTATTAGCATTTGTAACTGTAATTGTAAATCCCGAAGCGTTATTAATATCTGCAGAAGTTATACCTGCACCAGGTTCAGCATCTCTAAACCTAACAGTATCACCTGTAGTTCTTCCGTGATTATCTTCAAATACAGATATAGTCTGAGACCCATTTGTAGCGGATAATGGATTTAAAGTTAATACTCTTGCAACAGCAGGCTCAACTCTTGCAGGTCTCGCATTTAATAAACCTTGTGGATCTGCACTATGTGGTTTTGGTTCTAGTTGAGGATGCTTAGGCTCAAACTCCGATATGTGAACTCTTGCACCATTCCATTCTATTACCATTTCAGAATATGGAAACGCTAATCCTGATCTATCAGAAATAAACTGTGCGTATTTACCTGAAGAAAGATTAGACATTAAGACTCCGGATAGTAAACTTTAGGACTAATAAAAGTACTTGATGATGAACCGTCCTCTTGTAAAGCTCTTTGTAATTCATCTTCGTATAACATCTTTAGCATTTGAACTCTTTCAGGTGCATTTTTAATTGCAAGATAGTAAGCTAAACCGGCAGTCATACAAGGCACAAATCTGTAGGGCACGTCTGCATCGTTAGTATAATCTCCTGCATCTTGAATTCTTTTTACATAATAATAATTTAAAAACTTACCTGCTTCATTAGATCCAGGTGTTAGATATAGAGTTATTGTAATTTTATCTATAAACCTTTGAACGAAATATTGTGATGGTGTTCCAGTAGAACTTTTATTTGATAATGCTTGATACTGTGATCTACTTATTTTTGTAAGGGGTGTATCTACACTTGAGTTTCTATATGACGCTTCTAGTATATCATCAACACCATAAACAGCTGTAGCACTTGAAGCACCATCTGCTGTTGATCTAAACATTGTGTATGTTGCTTGATCTGCAACTAATGTAATATTATTGTTTGCAACTTCCCAATAATGTAAACCTCTATTGGCCCATTCTTGAAATAAAATATTAAGAGATCTTCTTGCAGATTTTAATTGATAGCCAGAAACACCCTGTATACCTAACCTTTCATACGACTCTTCAACAATATCTGAAATAGAAAAACCTTTTTCAAAGGTAGTTGTACCCGAAGTAGTGTTCGCCATTTACTCTCCTATTTATCTAAAATAACAGTTACCGTTGAATTTGAAATTGCTGAAATAGTCATTCCACCTTCAAATAAAATTCCGTCTTCTGCTAGATTATAAGAAAATACATCACCTGCTGGTACATCTACTTGAAACTGTGTTACTGAGTTTCCGTCTTGTAGTGTAACTGAACCTGCAGAACCTGTTGATGCTAAAATAATTCCTCTTAATCTTGTTCTTCCTGCGAATACAGAACCTGTTCCTGTTTTTCTAACTGCTTTTACGTCTGACTTCATTAGCCTGTGTATCCTATTGTTACAGAGTCTGTAGTAGTTAAATCTAAATAGACTCCTGTTTTAAATCTTATGCCAGAACCAGGTATCATTATATCTAACCCTTCATCACTAAATTTAGCTTGAAACTCTAAAGAACCTGTTCCATCTGTTCCATCATGTAGTTTTACCAAACAATTAGTTCCACTGTGGGCCTGAATGTAAGTAACTCTACATGGTCCTAAGTTTACACTTCCACCAGTAATAGTTTTAAACCTACCATCTGCCGTTAAAGTTGTAAACTTTTGATCGCTTATAAATGATCCGCCGCCTGCCATAACTATTCTCCATTAAATTTATGTGGGGCCGAAGCCCCACAACAAATTAATTATTACGCTATTGTTGCACCAACTGTTGAAGTTGCAACCCAACCAACAGTGCTGTTCCAAACTAAAGTAGCTGACTCTCCTACTGCATCGAAAGTAATTGTAGTTCCGTTTGCAAAAGTAGTTGGAGTTAAAGTCCCATCTCCACCGTCAACAATCATGTTAATGATTTTAATTTGACCTGAAGTTGTTCCATCAGCTAAAGTTAATGCATTAGCTCCAGTAGTAGTTAGTTCAGTTACCAAATTAGTTAGGTCAACTGCACCTGCTCCTGATAAAGATTGAACACCACCTCTAATAGCTTTTCCATAAGATGCATTAGATGTGATTGCACCTGTGTCTGCGTTTTTTGTTATATCTTCAAAACCGTTTTCTGATCGGACCGGTCCTGTAAATGTAGTATTTGCCATAATTATATCCTCCTAGTTTACAAACATAGTCTCTAGGCCGTCGACTATACGCGTCTATGTTTTGATTTAATTGTATAGTAATTATTTTATATACTAGATTTGAGTAGAGCGCAAGAGAGCCTGTAGTGTGAATTGAATTTATTCAACGATGTAGCTTTTTGTTTAAGTAGCTACAGAAACTTGTGGTTCAGAGCCTTCTACCTTATTTTGCTGATGTGCTTTTGCAGCTTCAGCAAGTTTTATATGGCTAATTACTTCTCTGACTTTTCGGTCAATCTTAACCATATTAAGAGTATATCTACCCTCTTTAAGATGCTCCTGTTCCCACTCTAGATCCAGACCTCTCTTCTTCGTGTAAAGGTCCTGTAGATGTTCTTGCATCGATAACTTCCTCATAAGTTATTCTCTTTACTCTTGGATCATTCATTTCTCCAAGATGTTCCCATTTTATATCACCTTTTCCCAATTTGTCAATAATTGCGTTTTCGATATCTAACGGTGAATCAATACTACTTATCACAAAATCTGCATGAAGTTGATAAGCAAATATTTGGACTCTGAAGTTTTTAGGGTGCATTTTTCCTTTCTATTTAAAGATTGTGGCCGAACTATGTCCGGCCACAAAATTATTGATTAAGCACCTGGTGATGCAAAAATACCTCTAGGGTCTGATACGCCAAATACGTATCTTTCTCTAGCTTTGTATCTTACGTTTCCAGTATCGAAATCGCCTTCCATTTTTGTAGTTAATGGAGCTCTTTCCATATGCTTCATACCATTAGGCACGTCTGTAGTGATATAGAACGCATCTGTGTCAGTTAAATAGTGGTTAACTGTGTATCCACCAGGAACCATTCCCATAGATACAAGTGCGTTAATATCATTATCAGCAGTTCCAACTCTTTGTGAAGACTTCATAAGTCTTTCAGCAGTGAATTGTAGTGCAGATGGAATGATCATCTTCACAGCTTTTGCAGCAATCTTTAAACCTCTTTCATCAGTAAGAGCAGCGATATCAATCATTGCTTGTTCTAATGAAGTTTCGTTTAAGTCCGCAGCTGTTGCCAATGTATTACTGAAAGTTCCAGAAATAGTTGGGTGAGCTGTGTTGAAAAGAGTTACACCATCGCCTGAAGTGAAACTCAATCCAGGTAAACCATTGTTCAATGGTGAAGCTGCTTTAACTTGTTTAGTTTGAGCCATAGATCTTGCTAAAGCTTTTGTATATCTAGACGCAAGTCTGTCATACAAATTGTCCTCAATAGCTTCCTCAGTGATAGCAAACCCAAGAGCGATTGTCTCGTGAGTGTATCTAGCTGTGAAAGTTTCTTGAGCACTGTCGTAAGTTACACCAGAACCTTCTGGTTTAACTTGTGCTTGAGCGAAACCTGATAACATAACTTCTTCTTCAAAAGCTCTGTCAGATGACTCAGTTGTGTATATTTCAGCATGTTCTTGTTCATACTGTTTATACTCCAGGCCGAATAAGGCATTCAAACCTGGCTCTAGTTCTTTAACTAGTTGATTACGTGATATAGCCATAATTTAATTACTCCTTATATACCTGCCACGTTGTTTCCAAGAATGTGCTCATTGATAATAATTCTAAGAGCAAAGCCCTCAGCAGTAGTATCTGAATGATCAGGATCTCTAGAAACACCTAGGATTTTAAGTTGAGCTTTAGTAGCCGCCGTTGTAGCCGAAATTTTTGATTTCGAAATAAACAACGGTGTGGTTCCTACAGCTGCGACCTGGTCAGCACATCCACCAACTTCATTTTGGTTGAATGCAGTGTCCGCAGACATAATTTCATATATCTGTCTTGGGTCGTCGTTTACGAAAGCAACGATATCAGTAGCAGTGTTACTTGCTGGTGAAAAGTTGCTGAACGTTGGTTTACTAGTTGTAGCGTCAGTGTAGAAAACGCCGTTCAGTGTACCCAGATTATTTTCATCTGTGTTTCCTGAAGCGAGTACAACACCATCTGCAGTTAATTGCACCATTGCTGCGTGCGAAATTAAAGCAGAAGAAGCTGCAACGCTGTACTCTGTAAGAGCACCTACGTTATCTGTCTGACCAACTTTTTTAATGGGTCTTAAACCGAACCCAGTTGTTGACGCGTTAGCCATACGTTTCTCCTTAAAATGTACCTGCCCCGAAGGGCCTCCAGTACGGTTAATTCGCTGGTTTCGGAATTGTTAAAAAATTAACTTTTCTTTGAACCACCGAAGGTTACACGAGTATCTCTATCAACATTGATAGGCATACTCTTATGCTGTTCCTTTGCAAGATCGGCGTCTATTGCAGCCTGCTGATCCTGTGCTTGTTTAGCATAGTATTCAGTTCTTTGCTGCGCGATCTCCTCTGGTACCCTTGTCAGCACAAGGCCTCCGTGCCCGATAACCCCTGCGTATTTGCCATCTGCGATAGTTGGGAAGTCTTCTTCTGGATATTCATCTGATCTTACTAACTCATACCCGGATCTTAAGCGTCCTTGTATGTTTTTTGTATCAGTGAATCCTTGGATTTCTACCCTGACCCATCTGTGTCTATATCCATTTGGCGCGTTGGGCGTATCTAAGTACGATGGTGGAGTCCAAACTTTTGGTCTCTCTTTTGGAGCTACCGTTTTTGCTTGTGTCTCAACTTTTGTTGAATCACTTTTATTTGTTTGGCTCGCACGAGTTGGTTGTTTCTTTTCCATATGCCTATACCTCCTTCGTGTTCATAAGTTGTTTCGCATATTCTTCTAGTGGCACACCTAATTTTTTAGCAATTGCTACTTGAGATGATGTGAGTCTCACTGATTTACGACTAGTCTTTGTACTACGCGTTGCAGAGGCAACGGTTTGTGTAGGTTTACTAACCGATTTGTTCATAGGTTTATCAAATTTATGTGGAAATTCCAACCTAATTCTTTTGTCGATTTCCTCATAATATTCTTCTGACCTAGGATCAATTCCTTCTTCTTCGGTAAGTTTTCTGTGTAAATCGAACGCTGTATACGTCATTGCACTATCCTTACCAAACCACTCGTTATTACTAGCCCAGTCCTCTGCCCTTGGATCAGGTGGAGTTTGAGCCTGTTGTCGCGGTTGTTGATATAATGGTTGTTGTACAGGTGTTTCTTTAGCTGCTGTTTCCTGCATTTGATGCTGGGTCTTAAGTTCAGCTAATTTACCTTGTTCATAACCAAGTTGAGAAATAGCGGCCAAAGCTTCTGTTTCAGCTTTTGGATCTTCTGCTTGTCTAGCTGCTCTTAATTTCTCTTGAGCCGCTGCAATAGAAGAAGTAATTCTTCCTTCCATTTCTGCAACATAATTTTTATCTAAAGAATCTGCCGTAGTTTTAAATTGGTCTCTTTCCCTTTTAACACTATCAGCAAAACGTAAAGCTTCTTCTTTTTGTCTTTCAGCTTCACGCATTCTTTTCGTTAATTTAGCTATTCGCTTTTTAACGCCTTCAGAATACTCTTCAATTTGTTTACTGTTGTCTTCTTGTTTATCACTTGCTTGAACATCAGACTGCTCCACAGGTTTCTCAGATGAGTCACCGGCGATACCACCGTCTTCAAGTTTTGTTTCACGTTCATTTTCATATGTTTTGTCCTCTGTTGGTTGTTCTACAACCCCTTCTGTTTTTTCTTCTGGCAATTGAATATCTACTTCGGGACCGGAAGTATCGATATCAACTGTTTTCTTTTCTTCTTCTTGCATAGTATCTCCTATGATTGTTAAAATTCGTGGAATATATCTTCAGGGTTTTCCACGGTTGCTAAAACTTCGTCATCATTTAAAAGTCTTATTTCACCCCCATCTATTTTAATTCGTGATCCGGCATATCTTGCAAAAATAATCCAATCACCTTTTTTACACCATGGTCCTTCTGGGTATCTTTCTTTGTCATAGCAGTGTGGGCCCATGTCTAAAACTAAACCACAAGTTGATGCTACTTGTGATCGTTCTACTGTTTCATCCGCTAATATTAAACCACCTTTAGTTTTATCTTTTTGTTTAAAAGGTAAAACTAAAATTCTCCAACCCGTAGGTTTAGGTAATTTTGATGATTCGTCTATTTGTTTTTTTTCTTTTTTTTCAACACCAACTAGTTCTTTATTTGGTAGAACTATCTTTTGGTTTGATGCTGATAATTGTTCCTTGTTCGTCATTTTGCTCCTTTGTTTTTAGCAGGGTGGATATTTCCTGTAATAAATACTGATAAGTTCGTATTTGTCCTAACATATACTGGTATTTTTCCATGCTGTCAACATTACCGTTAGTCATTGCAACTACGACATCATCGTGTCTCATTTTAATCACTCTTCTTATTTTTTCTACAAAATCCATTATAATGTTTCTCCTCTTTCTGGTTCAAACTCATCTAATACATCTAGCTTTTCTTTTGCCGCAGCTATTTTTTCAATCTGTTTGTTAACTTCTTCTATGTGTTGTGGATGTTCTCCAATACCTACTGAGTTATCTAAAAAAATATTTGCAGTTGCGTCTGCTTCTGCAATATCTGCTTCGTATCTAGCTCTTAGTGCGTCTAGTATTGCTCTTCGCATTTTTTCTCCTTTCGAATAAACGGTCAACTAAGCTTCCAACATTATCTAACCAACCAAAAAATTTATAGATAAATCGATCTAGCATTTCCATCTTCTTCGTGCCTGACGGATACGAGAATTTGGATCGTTACGTGTTTTTGCTGATGATCGTTTTAGTTGTCCTAGTGATCTCGCGCAGTATGATTTTCTGCGTTTTGCAGCTTTTGATCCAGGCTTCACTTTTCCTGTCACGGCTGTTTTTAATTTACTTCCAGGGTTTGCTGCCCTGTAAGCTCTTACACCTTTAGCTGTCATTCCAGCTCCAGATTTTGTTGGTCTATAATTTGCTCCAGGACCTTTAGTAGTTTTTCTAATTGTCATTTTCTTTTTGCAAATGTTGAAACATTGGTTGGCTTTCCTCCGGGATTACCCGCAGCTCTCTTTCGTCTGACAGCAGAGGCCTTTTGCCCTTTTGACATCCGTGTGGCTTTTGCAAGTGGGACGCATTTTGGATATTTTCTTTTGCTCCCCTTCGATCGACCGCAAGGTTGATACTTGCCGTTCTTCTTCGGTGCTCCGATGTCTACCCATTTCTCTTTGACCCATTTTCTTAGACCACCTTCAGCCATTATTTTCTCTTGGATTTTTTCTTCTTTTTTCCACCTGGTTTTATTTTACCAGAACATACAGCAGAGCCGTACATGTTTGCATATGCCGAAGGATACACTTTAAATTTACGCTTCGCTGCTGCTTTACCTTTTGCACAAAGTTTAGCCATTACTTAGCTCTTCCGCCATCCTTCATGTAACCCATTTTGTTTCTAACTTTTTTGGGTAATTTTTTTAAACCTTTTTGTTTTGGTTTAACCGGTTTTAAAACTTTTTTACCGTTTTTAAACATAGGTCTTTTCATCATCATTGTTCCTGGCATTATTTTCTTCCTTTTTTATATGCTCTACCGAAACCACGTTTTGCAAATGGTTTCTTTTTTACTCTACCACCTTTTGCAAAGTAGTCGAATTCTGATGTTTTAAAATTTTCTTCCGGTATGATTACATCTTCTACAGGCTCCATTTTAACCTTATTTCTGTTAGCATAAGCAGCTTTGTTTGGATATGTAACACCACCAGTTTGAATACTACCATCAGATAAAATATTAATAGCTTTTTGATTTAAGCCACTAACTTTTTTACCACTTTGATAAATTCCAGCACCAGTGCCCATCTTTGGATCTGTATTTACAAATTTAGTTCTTTTGTTTCCGACACCAGTGTTGACACCTTTTTTATAAACATTACCAATTGAGTCTACTTTCAATCTTGGAATTGGATTAACTTTAGGTTTGTTATCTTGAATTGTTTTAGGTGTTGTAACTTTAGGTTTTACTATTGGTATATCAAACCCGGATTCTTTAGCTTCATTGTCCGCTATAGAGGCATTTCTTCTTCTATTAGCTAACATAGCGGCACCTCCAAGTGCAGCCAATGCACCTAATATTTTTCTATTTCTTCTTCTAGACTTTTTACTCATTATTTTTTTCCTCCGTTACGAAAAATTTGTGTACCCTTTATACCATAAATACTCGCTACGACAAGTATCCATAAATTTGTAAACCACGATGGAAGCTGCGAGAACATGTCGAAGAACAATTTTACCTTATCCATCGCTGTTGGGTCATCCGATATCACTGCCCACGCGAGCACCAACACGGGCAAACTTAGAATTATCAAAACGGCCTCGTCCTTCCAGTCCGATTGCCTTGCCTCTAATAATTTGCCTTGGTAAGCTTCTTGACCTTCGGCCATTTTTGTAGCATGCATCAATTGTGCTTCTGACATAGCCATTTTCGTCTTCTGCTTGTTAGCATAAATTTTACTTCCAGCAGAAACGGCTAATTTGATTGCCGATAACCACATGATTAGTACCAGTCAGCTTTACTTTTTTTCTCATCAAGCATTGCTCTTTGACCTTTTACTTGAACTGACTGAGTTTCAGTGGGATTTGACACTTTAACCTCAACTCCTCCACTTCTAAAGCCATCTTTGTTCAAGAACATGTCATGATCTACATGAGTCATACCTGCGTGACTGTTTTTTTTATTTTTTTTCATATTTATTCTCCTCTATTTCTGATTATAGCAACATTTCCAGGCATTTCACCCATTTTCGGTGCTGATGGAATTGTTTTACTCAAAATTGTCTTTTCAATAGACGTATCAGCTCTTAGTTTAGCTAATTCTTCGTTTTGTTCAAGCTTTTCATCGTGCATTGACTGGTTCATCATGGCTCTAGACTTGTCTAAATTCAATCTTTGATCAGCTTGTTCGTGTTTTTGTTGATTATCCATTGCTCTAAGGTCTAATTCTCTTGCTTTTAGCTTAGCAATTGGGTCATTTCCAAAATCACCCATGATTTTATTCTCTTCTTCCTTAAATTCTTGAGTCATATCAGCAATTAATTTAGCTTTTCTTGCTTCAATAGCCATACTCATTTGCATAATTTGTTGTTGAATCTCTGGACTCTGTGCCATTTGAGGATTTTGTTGTGCCATTTGTTGCATTTGCATTAATTGTTGTATTTCTTCTCTGAATTCTACCTCTAATTGCTCTTGTGCCATTAAAGAAATATGTTCAAAAATATTTTTTTGTAATGCACCCATAATTACAGGATTATTTTTTGCCATATTAGTTGCCATAAAATTTAAATGCGAAGTAATATGTGCTCTATGATCTTGACCTTTAAATGCTTGAAAAGGTTTACCACTCATTGCTAAAATATTTTCAGTAGCAGGATCCATCGGCATTGGTTGTTGAGGTGGTGGTAAAATTCTATTTACATCTTTTACACCAATTGCAGAATACATATCCTTGTATGCTTCATACAAGTTGTGCATTTGTGGGTTTGACATCGCAAGTTGTAGTTCTGTTTGAGCTAAACTTATTCTTTGTGATTGTGAGAATATGTTTGGATCTGCAACAGGTAAAATATCTACTTTTTCATCAAAGTCTGCAACCTTAATATTTCTTTGTCCACCTACAACGTCATATGGATATTCTGGTGGTAAGTAAGTTTTGAATACATCAGCTAATAAAACAAATTCTTTTTTAAGTGCCACATACAATCTTTTATGTATGGCTGACATGACTCTGGAACCACGTTCTAAAAGAGCAATGGTCGTTCCAACAGCGGCCTGTTGGTTGCCGTCACCGACCTGCATGTCAGCAATGGCGGCAAATC